GGGAAGATAAACGCCTTCACGTCTGGATCATACATTCCCTTGTCTACTTCATATATTTTACCATTCATTGCCACATGAGATCGACGTGGTTCCTTACCTGCATGACTATGCATCCAAATACTTTTCTTGATCCCGATTTCAAGCTGTCTGGCTCTTTGTACCACGGCTGAACTCTTGTTTGCCTGGTCCCGGCTGATCAGCACAGCCCGGTTCGCCGCCACGTGGTAACGCGCCCGAATCTCCGCTGCCATCGACTTGAGATCGCGCCCCGCCGCATAGTTCCGCATCACGATACCCTCAACCTCTTGTAGGTATTGCGCCGGAATCGATTTGATTAACCCCACATTTTCTGCCAGCGACGCCTCAAACGCATCCCGCATGGCCGGAGTCATAGTGAACTCAATCGACCATCCGGCCTCGCGTAGCGCCATCCTCATAGCCGCGCTGGTGCCCCTGAATTGGTTCTTGAGAAACGATGCGGCCACCTTGGGGGCCATGTCGTCAAACTTATCCTGCCAGCGTTCCGCCAGCTTCATGAACTCGAACTGCATCTGCTCTGCCGGAGTTGAGTCGGTTGCCAAGACTGGCGGAGCGGCCTTGCGCTGTGCCTGTAGCCAATACGCCACGGAATCGGCCATCTCCCTAATGAGAGCGGTCATGCGCCGCTGATACCGCTGCCGGATACCAGCGTTGGGCCAGATTGCTCGGATTGCCTTTACTTTGCTGGCTTGCATGGCTCACTCTTCGGCGGCAAACCGAGTACTGGGTGTGTCGCTTTGACGAGCAGGCGAATGTCAATGACTTCGAGCTTCGTCAGTGGCCTTGGCTTGCGTAAAATGAATGTGTCGTTGTTCATGCTGTTCCCCTCGCAAGAAATGAGTCCATAGCCCTTTCTGCATCTTCCCGAACTTCGGCGCGTTCCCAAGTAGTCATACCTTTTTCCCAAGACTTAGCGGCCCCTAGAGACTTGCTGCCAGCACCACCCCCAAACTTTCCATCATCGTCTCTCGGATGCTCACTCTCTACAAAATCAGCGTCGTATCCCAAAGCTGAGTCTGTCCCTCGTGCCAGGTTTGCGCTCTCCTCCGCTTCATCCGGCGGCGCTATCTCCTTGCTTATATCTATTCCCTGGTAGCCCGACTCTGGGTCACGAGCCAGCCGCTCGCGCTCTTCTTGCGCGTCGATCACCCCGCGGTCAATCAAGTTCCCGGCTCGGATACTGTCGTTGACGCGGATGGTCGATTCCTGCTCTTCAGTCATTTCGTAGAGTGGCACAAACTCAAACGTGATTTCCGGGTCAATCGCTCCGTACATCGACATCTGAACTATCTTGAACATCTTGTCTATCGCATCACGCCAGTGTGCCTCTTGTTGGGCATGAATGTAGTCGTACCAGATGCGTACTTCGCCCTCGGCCACGTTGCCAAAGCCTGAAGGAGTAATGCCCGTCAGAACGGTTGCAGGTTCCCTCGACACGACGCAAAGCTGCTCAAGCGCCTGGGATTGGAGTTCGTGTAGGCCGCTCAAGGGAACGGCGATCTGCTCAAGCTCCTCGCGGTCCTTGTCCAGCGCCATCACGCCCTTGTTGCTGCGCGTGGCTGTGAATAGCTTGATACGGGAGAACAGGTTTGAGCCGTCGTCACCGCCGGTAAGCACCTGGTCCATCGCTGTCTTGAGAACCACGATAGAAAAGTTGTTGATGAGGTCAGAAACGCTCTGCCGAGTACGCAGCCAATTATTGACGTAAGGCTCCGCAAGTTGCGATAAGCTCATGCCGGAGAAGTTGAACGCGGGCTTGAAGATGTCGGGAACTTCGCGGGTGACGGTCACGATTACCCGCGATGCGTCCCAATGCTCACCCATTACCCACCAGCTATCCGGCCTGTAGAAGTTCGGGCTGGAGGGCGTAAGGGAGTTGTACATCAGCGGCGTTGTCCAGATCGGATCGACGTTCTTAAATCCAATCAGGCTGTCTTTCTTGACTGTGCGCGAGTCGATAATGAGCGGCGTCTTTAGGTCTGCCCCTTTGATGTTGATGAGAATCTGGCCGGTTCCGTAGAACGCATCATGTTCAGCAGCCTTGCGGATAATGCCCTGAATTCCCAACGCCGTAAACGCTTGCTCAATCTCGGTAATCTTCGTCTTGGTCGATTCATCCTCGGTATCTGTGCTGTTGAATTTAATCCACTTGCGCGTCAATTCAGTAGCCAGCGCGGTAGCCATGTTGCGGTATTCCGAGCGTAGCGCCAAGAGCATCAGGTATGGATAGCCGGGGAATCCTTCGATATTGCTGTACGCATAGAGTTGGGAGCCGAACTGAGGCCCAGCGTCCATTGCCAGCCGCGCACACTCGTAGGCTGGTTCTGAGTCCATTGCCACCTGAGCTATTGTTCCACTTGGAACAACGCCTGCCGGTATCACAGGGATGCGGATAGGGTAGTGGACGCGCTCGACTGGCTCCTCAAGAGCTAACCGAACCGCCGATGGGCTGATTCGCTGCGTTGCAAGTTCGTTACTCTTACGTTTCCTCTCGCGGAAACGGCGGACACGATCACGGCTGCTTGACGGCTGCTCGGTAGGCTTTTCGTTTTCCATTAAAGGCTCACTCCAAAACGATTATGCACCAATTCTCTCATTTCGTCACGCAGGTAGTATCCCTCAGCGAAGAAATCGCCTAAGCGTGTCCAACCGTTACGGAAGTCAAACGGACGTGACCCACGCCAGCTTGGGAAGCTGCTTCGCACACCGTCGCGCAACGTAATCTGGCTCTTGGAATACATCACCGGCGTAGGCTCGGCCAGCATTTCCTCTTCTGTGCGTCGATACCTCATGCCGCCCTCATCGCTGCGGCTATTGCCGCTTCGCTCACCAGAAGCGATGACGTTACAGGCGACGCAAACGCCATAACGAACGCATCCGCCAGGTTAGGCGACGGCACAGAGCCGCCGATCCGAGTAGACTTTGCAAGGTCTTCCTTGCTCTCCACCTTCACCCTGCCGTTGCGGTCAAAGTCGCGCTTGGGTGTGGAGAGTTCCGTTTTCAGTTTCTCCAGATGCGGCATATCGCTCGATATGCTGATTAGGTCATCGTCTCTATACTTTTCCCCGTGGTGGATTGCATTGTAGGTATTGCGAAAGCGATCTGCAATTCCCCACCACGTCTGAGCCTTGAGGTTGCAGAAATAGTCCTTGTTCTTGATCCTGTCCTGCCTATCGCTCACATAATACTCTTCGGGGCGCTCTACTGCGCTACCTGCATTGAACTTGGCATACCTCACCCGCAAATGCTTGTCTCGGACCTGGTTAAGCTCGTCAAACTTCGCTCCGGCGGAAGCTCCCACACCGATGCTGTCGTACCGGATGTCTGCCTTCCGCGCCCCAGCCGCCAGGAACGTGCGAGTGCATGACTTGAGCAGTTCATCCTCACGCGCCCGCCACTCGTCAGACCATAAGGCCACGCTGCCGTGAGCGTAGACGTTAGCGCAGGCGTCCTCTCCGTCATCAGCCACGTCAAAGCCAAGTATCTTTCGCCCTTGCGCCTCAAAGCCGAGTTTTAGGTGCGCGTCAATAGCAGCCTCAATCCAGCTACGCTTGATGACTGTGCCCTCTGTGTCCTCACGCGGCTCCCCAAGGTAGATGTGCCGATAATCCTCCTCTGACTCCGAGCGCGTCCGCTCAATTACCTCAAGCATCGTATGCGACAAAAACGGGTTCTCGTCATAATTGATCTTGCGCAGAATGTAGCGCGTCGGAGGATTGACCACGAATCTCTGATAGGCAAAGTCACTGGCGAACATCGGGTTGAAGATGAGCCATATTTGCGACCCCTCTTTACGGATTGTCGGCTCCAATACTTCCCACTGCTCTTTCGTGAGGAAGTGCGCCTCCTCAATCCAGAGCACGTCCACATCCTCAAGTGATCTAATTTCCTGTAGATTGCGGGCCAGCCCATAGAATATAAACTCACTGCCTGTAGTTTTATGAACGATTGAACGATCCGTAATATCAAACTCTGCGGCCAGCCCAAACCGTTCTATTTGC